GTGTAAACTCTGTTAGATTTTTCTCTACTTTGCATTTCGTACATTTTTTCATTTTTTAGCTCTCAAAGCCTCTAAAAGCATTTCTACATTTTCAATATCAAAATTTTTAGGAAATTTGATTTTTACGGTACCATCTACATTTTTCATAATTTTGATAGACTTGGCCATAAATTCACCGTAGCAAATACACGGAATAATTTCTTCTGATTCTTTTTTATGAATTGTGGTTTTACAATCTGGACATTTAACATCTTCACTCTTGTCCATTTCTACAGACTCTTGACGCTTTTTTTCTAAATTGTCAAGGAATTGTCGCAACTTACTCTTTTTATTATCTTCCATTGGCGTTTCTTCCTTTGGTTCAGGCTTTTCTTGTACAGATTCAAAATGACTATGTAATCTTGCCTGAATCATCTTTTGAATAGCCTCTCGTTCAGAGATACGCTTATCAACCACATCCTTAATCATGTTGTGCATCATTAAACGTTGATCGATCAGGTCTTGTAGTTTATCGATTTTTTGTTGTTCTGGTTCAGAAGGTTCTTTTTTAAGATCTTCGATTTTATCTAAATCATAAAGCTCAAATACACTTAATAAAATTAAGCCAATTGAAGGAAGAGATCTATGATAGAATTCATATTTGACCTTACCTTCTTGTGTAATATTACCACTGTAGTTGTCAGCACCAAGTTTGTTAACATGAAGTTTTGCACCAAGTGCCCATGGAATATCTAAGTCAGCAATGTCATTAGCCGATAAATGCTTAAGATTAAAGAATAGAAACGACAAAACTGCTCGTGGAACAATCTCCAGAGCTACTCTGATTTCTTCGGGTTGTAGAGCCGTCTTAGTTTCTGGTTTATAAATCGCTGATTTTTTCAATTCATCGAATATATCTTTACCTAGAATACTTTTGACGATTTTGACGTCTTTAAGTTTCATTTTTAATCTCTAATGCGTGTATACTCAATACTTGAATCGTCATCGATTAAAAAACCAGCAACAGAAATAGCATTGTGCCATCGACCAGTGGAAACAACAGAATTAGCAGGACATGGAATTGCTGCAATAACATCAGGCGCTACATTTTTCCATTTTGCAGAATCAAAAGTGCCAGTGATTGCATCTTGCATGGCTAAGTATACAAAACCACCTTGAGTAACAACGTCGCCTTGTTGATAGGTTCTAGCCGAATCATACGCCTTACCAAGCATTGAAAGAGTGTAAGGACCAGCAGCAATTAGAATTAATTTACCAGCTCCAACAGGCTCGTTTGCTGAATAAGCACGCGCAGGTGTAGGTTGAACCACAATAACTTTGTCAGCTCCAACAGCGTCGTTGTATTTAATAGCATCAATAGCACCTAAGTCTTGGTTTGTATTGACACTTCTATTTGGTTTCTTTGCCATGTTCAAATCTCCTAATTATACCTTAAAGATTGTCATTTAGATGGTTAATCTTCAAAATCCCTAACATCTACGCGGATTTGGTAGTCGTTAGGCTCTATATTTTCTACCGGTTCGTCCTGAGTTCTTGGGGTTTCCGTCTTAACATTTGTTTCTTTTTTGTCACCACGTGGTTTGTTGTGGTAAACGTATTCTCTTTGAATAATCGCATGATAGGGCAGTCTAGCCGGTGCATTTGCATCACTGGTATTTGTAATCCTAACCTCATTAATAAGGCGCTGGACATACCAAAAAGCCACATACATATATCTAACACCGTATAAGCGACCTTTTCCGGTCGATGGGTCAATTCCAGGGTTTCTTTTGCCGTCAATCCATTGAATGTCACCATCGGAATTTACAATAAAATCAACACCTTCGTTATATTGGACGTTGTTTGAATCTCTCAAAATTTGAACGCATTTGGCTGGAAACTGTAGCGTATCCGATGCTTTAGGTCTGTATTCAACCTCTTGATAATTTGGCACCCTAACTTCAATTTTTTTAGGGTAGATTCTGTCACCTGGAAGTAAGGCAATTTCTTTTCCACCACCGCAATCTTCATTGTAGAACTTTGGCAACACCAATCTCGCTTCTGAGGTATCCATAATACCACCTTCAGAGTGATTGTGCTTTTTGCTATTACCAATAATGGTTCCAACGAATTCGCCTACTTTTGTGTAAATATATCCGTTTTCAGCAATTGTATCCAACGCTTCAGGTCTACGCAAATCACCACGATCAATCTTTCCAACTGTAGATGGAATAGCAGCAAAATGCTCAAAAACAACACCCTTGTCTTTGCCAAATTGTTCTTGAGATTCCAAATTGAATTTTATATCAGGTATAATGTCAGGTAATGCCTTGATATCTTCACCAGTGGCCATTAGTATCCCTTTTTAATGCCTTTAAGATTTAACTCGTGTACTTTTTCTTTTAGGGCTCTTGCAATGCCTTTAGCTGTTCCTACGTTTTTGTCGACAACTTCTTTGTAATCAAAACCACCGTTTTTTAAAACTAATGTTTGATCTTCAATTTCGCTAGAATATTGACCTAGTGTAAGTCCGTGTTTATAAAGAACAAAATCAATTTTATTGCCCTTAGAAAGGATGTACAATTCAACACCTTTTGCGATCATTTCGCTAGGTAAATATTCTGTTCTTGCTTCAACTTTCTCTAGTTGATCTTGCTCTGATTTAAAAATTGCTGGTTCGAAATCAGCACCGTATTCTTTTGTTAATTGATGTGCAACTAGGGCTTGGTGAGAACCTGCAGCCAAGGCTTCAGCTTGAGAAGAAGATTTCTTCTTTTTGCCTACAGCTACATAAAAACCACCGTGGGTTTTAACGACCTTGACGTCATCTCCGTGTAAATTTCCAATAACCTTAATTGATTCAACCTCTGATGGAAGTATATTCATTTTTTACCTCTGTATTACTTATCTATATAAAAGATTGTGATTATTGATGAAAATAACAGATAACTAATTGATTTTATTGCTTTTCTTTAAATTATCAACCATCCAAAGAGGTTGTAAATTCGTATAATGACACGCCTTAATGATTTCTTCTCTGTCCGTTAGATTAAAACTTGACAATGGCTTGATGTGATCGATATGCCAACCAAATTTACCGTAGTTATTCCAAGACATATTTTTCTCAAATTTTGTTTCTATGTATTTTTTAAAAAAATCTAGAGTACAACCTAGATCTTTTATAGCAGAACCAGGTTTATTTCTATTGATTGCGTTATTTAGCCTAGTTCTTAGATTACAAGCAATGCGAAATTGTAAATCTTCTTTTTTTCTCTTTTTGTGATTAGTAACGCTTTTTTTAATTAAAATATTTCTATTAGCTTCGTAATATGCCTTGCTTTTTGCTTTAATTTTATCTGGATTTTTCAGGCTATAGTTTTTATAAATAGTTTTCATTTTTTCTACATTGTTTTTTCTATAAAAACCATTTTTAGCCAATTCTTTTGTTTT